TTAACAGAGCAAACCTTGGTATGGAAGTAATGCACGAGCGTAATGCTCACAACTTCCCACTTGACTTAGCATCTGCTGAGACAAGCGAAGTAGCACTTGTTGCTCCTTCAGTTGGTTGATATAATCAATACAATCTGATATAATAGGAGGGTTAATACCCTCCTTTTTTAATGGAAATATCACGAGAAGAATTAAATTTATTTCCAACCCCAGTTTCTTTATATGATCTTTCTTATTTGGATTTGGATATTATACATGAGAATATTGAAAGTGTAGAAAAGCTAGAATTTCATTTGTTAGATAATGGTGGAACAGATTATCGTATTAATAATAGATTTTTGGATAAACCTGATTTATTAGAATTAAAAGAATCTATAGAGTGTTGTCTTGCTGATTATACTGAACGAGTGGGATTTACTGATCTTTATATGACTGGTAGTTGGTCTAATATAACTGAGGTTGGTGGTAGATTAGAGTTACATCGTCATGAGCGTTCCATAGTTAGTGGTGTGTTTCATCCTAAAGTTGATGAACCAGTAAGACCTTTATTATTTAAAGATCCTATTTGGATGTATAAAATGGCTGAAGAATATGATTTTCCTCATTCAGCTTCATACCCTAATTTTTTTGATGCAGTTGATATTACATCTGGTGTATTAGTATTATTTCCTAGTTGGTTAGAACATAAAACCGATAAAGAAATTGGTAGGAGATCCTGTATTAGTTTTAATACACGTTTTACTCATAGGTGGAAACAGTAATTAATAAATAATTTTAACCAAGCAAATAGTTTATGACTATTTTCCATACACCGAAGGCTTATGTGTTTAACTTACAAACTACAAGTTCATCAGAAGCAAAGCGGTTATGGAGGAAAGATATAAAGGAAAATTGGGATTATGAGTGTGCATACTGTGGTGATGATAATCATCTTACTATAGATCACATAGTTCCAAGAGCGAAAGGTGGACCAGACTTTACTAAGAATGTTGTCTGCTGTTGTCATTCATGTAACCAAAAGAAGGGGCATGAAGACTGGGAAGAGTGGTTCTTCAGTCAGAAATTTTTCTCACTAGAAAGATACCATAAAATTAGAAAGTGGATGCAACCTGATCCTCCACAGGATCTTTTTCAGTATCGTCCCAGAAGGAATAATTTAACTTGAATAAATAAGTTAGCAGTATATACTGCTTTTTATAGGTACATACCGAATAATATAAATGGGAACTCCATTAAGGATTAAAAGGTCTGCTGTTCCTGGAAAGATTCCAGCAGTTCAAGATCTCCAATTAGGTGAATTAGCTCTTAATACTTATGATGCTGAGCTATACACACTACGCTATCGTCCAGGTATCGGGACAGAAGTTGTTAAGATAGGTGGTGCATCTGTACAAAATATTTTATATGTTAATAAAAATGGAGACGACAGTAATACAGGACTCACACTCGCAGACGCAAAAGCAACAATCAAGGGAGCAGTCGGAATTGCTTCAGAAGGAACTACTATTAAAGTTGCTTCTGGAACTTACATAGAAGATAATCCAGTTAAAGTTCCACCTCAGATTAGTATAGTTGGTGGAAGTTTAAGAGAAGTAAGTATAATACCTCAAAACGCAGATCAAGATTTATTCCATGTATCACCAGGTGTCTTGGTTAGTGACTGTTCTTTCACAGGAACAATGGATGTTGGAAAAGCAATAGTTGCTTTTGATCCAGATAAGATTCAATACAGTAATCAATCACCATATATTCTTAATTGTACTAACTTTGTTACCAATAGTATTGGTATGAAGATTGATGGTAGTCATCAGATTGGACCATTTAAAGCAATGGTTACTGACTCCTTCACTCAATATAACCAGAATGGTATAGGTGTTTCTATTACCAATGAGGGATATGCTCAGATAGTTTCTATGTTTACTATCAATACAGATGCTGCTGTTTTTACAGGATCTGGTGGGCAATGTGATCTTACAAACTCTAACTCTTCATTTGGTAATTATGGATTAATTGCTGAAGGTATAGGACCTCATCAATATACAGGAACCATTGCTTCAACAGCAGCACCTAATGCTGATAGGTTTGAAATTAATATGTCTGCTCCTGATTATAGTATTAGGGATGCTATCTATGATAATGTAACTGGTCTTACTACTATTTCAACATACACCAATCATGGATTCAATGTTGGAATGGGTGTTACTTTAAATAGATTGGGTTTTGGTTGTACTGAGGGTGATTACGCACATATATTCCAATATGGATCTTCATCAAGTAATTCAATTAATATCACAGGTGGTAATCAGGTAACACCAACTGCTGCTGCTTATAATCCAACATCTGGTTATCTAGCATTGACAATTGCTGGTCATGGATTGTCTGGATCAACAAATCATACAATTTCTACTGCTACATATACACCTACTACTGGACTTTTATCCGTAACCATTAATGGTCATGGATTTAATAATGGTGATTATATTAGATTTGATCAAGAATCAATAACTTTCACCTGTGCTAAAGATAGTCATGCTACAGAACATTCTTATCCTAGAATAACTGATCCTGTTTATAATAAGTGGTTACAAATATCAAATAAAACTTTAAATACTTTTGATGTTAATGTTGGAATCTCTGAAGATACTACAGAACATTGGTTTAAATCATCTTCTAATAATGGTATTACGAAAGCTAATGATACTCTTACTATTGATGCTAACTCTTTAGTATTTACTTGTGCTAAAGATAATCATGCTACCGAACATTCTTATCCGAGGACAACTGATCCTTCATACAACCAAATTTTGGGTGTAGAGACTGTTAGTACTGATGTACTAACTATTAATGTTGGTGTAGCAACTCATGAACAATTCCCAGATAAGTATGGTAATGTATTTACTGTAGAGGAGATTATTGATGATAAGAATTTTACCACTTATGTTGGACCTAATAGATTCTCTCATGATTATTTGGGTGGTGGTAAAGCATCGATGAATTTGATAAGACCTTTTGATGGAAAGGTAATTTATTTTGATGATTTATATAATAGTATTGGTAGAGTAAAGATTACAAATCCAGGTAGTGGATATAATAATCCACCAACGATTACTATAGATCCACCTAGTACTGCTAATACTTGGGGTGTTAAAGCAACTGCGACTTCTACTATAATTGGAGATCATCTTGATGAAGTTACAATTATCTCTAGTGGTAGAGGATATACTTCTCTTCCAGAGATTGTATTTTCGACTCCAGATGTAGGAATAAATACAGCAACAGCTACAATAGAATTATTACCTTCTTATTATTCAGTTAAAACATCTACTCCAATATCATCTGGAATTTGTACTGTTACCATTAATGAGAATGTACCATACTCTGTTGGTGTTGGATCAACGACACCATTCTATAGACAAAGTAGAATATTAGCATCCAGTCATTCATTTGAGTATATTGGTAGTGGGACTGATCCTATTAAATCACTTCCTTCTCGTGGTGGTGTTCCTATACAGGAGAATGAAGTTGATAATCGTGATGGTGGATTGGTAATTTACACTAGTACTGATCAAGGTGGAAACTTTAGGATAGGTGAGGGTGTAAAGATAGATCAAATCTCTGGAACAATTACAGGTAATTTTTATTCTAAGAGTTTATTCGCAAATGTTACACCATTAATTCTAGCACTAGGAGGAGAATAATAAAATGGCTTTACCATTAAATGTATTTCAAACAATAACATACGTAGCACCAGCAACTAAGGTTGGAATTTACACTGCCCCAGTTGGATACAGTGGTGTTATTTTAAGTTGTCAAGCAACGAATGTAGATTCTACATCTCATACAGTTTCATTAGATCATGTGAGAGGTGCTACTCATACAGAAATTGTGAAGGAAATGCCTATTCAGGGGCACGATAGTATGGGATTGACTCAAGGTAAATTGGTTCTTGAGCCTGGTGATTCACTTAAATTATCTGCTAGTAATGCAAATCATGTGAAATTTATTGCAAGTATCCTAGAAACCCTTAATTAATATCAAGTAATGGCAAGGTTCAGAAGCGGAAGAGTCCCACATCAACATATCGGTATAACATCATTTACCGATAATAAACTTGTCCTTGATGTTATAGGAAATGCTAATATCACCAATGATTTAGATGTTGGTGGTGAGTTAAGAGCTCCTAGTATTATTGTTTCTGGAACTGCTCCAGCAGAGTTTGATGATGTCAGAGCAAGAAATTTAAGAATAAGTGGAATTGCTACCTTCCTTGGTAATGTTTCTATAGGTGGTACTTTAACTTATGAAGATGTAACTAATATAGATTCTCTTGGTATTGTTACTGCTAGAACTGGTGTTGATATACTTTCTGGTCCATTAGGTGCTGGTGGTACAGATGGAAAAGAAGGACAATATTTAAAGAGTGTTGGGTATGGTGTAACTTGGTCTGATTTCCCTCAGTTAAGAGCAAGTACTACCTTTGTAATGAGTGCTGGTCAGGTATTAATTAATCATTCATATAATTCTGTTTTTGTTGATGTTTTCTATAATGGAGTTAAGTTATTAAGGAACACTGAATTTACAGCAAATAATGGTACTCAGATAGTTTTATTATCACCTGCTTTTGATGGTGATATTGTAGAAGTTATTTCATATAATACTATCAACACCACAGGAGGTGGTGGTGGAGGTGGAGGTGGTGCTCAAGTAAGTGTAGGTGACACCGCACCAAATGATGCTGCTAGTGGTGATCTTTGGTGGAAATCTAATGAAGGTCAGTTAAAGATATACTATAGTGATGAAGATAGTTCACAGTGGGTTGATGCTGCTGCTGGTGGTGGAGGTGGTGGTGCTGTTTCCTATACACTAACACCTGCAACTGATGCTGTATTGGGTGGTATTAAAGTAGGAACTGGATTAACAATTACTACTACTGGAATTTTAAGTACTACTGGTAGTAGTGGGAATGGAAATGGATCTAGTACTTTAGATGGTTTAACTGATACAACTATATCATCTCCACAAACAGGACAGGTTTTAAAATATGAAGCTGGGCAAGGATGGATTAATGATTCTGCTTCTGGTGGATTATCTGATATAATTTCCGACACTACTCCACAGTTAGGTGGTGATCTTGATATAAATGGTAAGAAAATTGTAACAACTTCTAATTCTCATATACTGTTACAACCAAATGGAACTGGTAAGGTAGGTATTGGTAATATTACTGTTCCATATTCACTATTTCATATTAAGGGATCTACTCCTGGTATTACATTACAGAGATCTGCTGATAGTGAAAGTTCGTTTATAGCTTTTCGTACTGTTTCTGGTACTGTTGGTGGAAATATAGTACATGAGTCTAATGGAAATGATATAACATTTGGGTCTCTTGATAATTCTAATATTTTACAAGAACGTATAAGGTTATCTTCTACTGGAGTTAGACTGGCAGGTATTACTACTGTTAATGGTAATGTTGATATTAATGGTAACTTAGATGTTAGTGGTTCTTTAAATGGTGTTAGTTATATTACTTCTGGTTCTTACGGATCTACCAAAACAATTGATGTAAAGGTTGTAACTAAGACATCAGCACATAGATATTTTGGAACTGGTAGTGCTAACGGATATACTTTAGATGGATTGGAATCTCCTTTCTTAACTTTAATTCCTGGTATAACATATAGATTTGATCAAGCTGATACTTCTAATGAGACTCATCAATTAAGATTTTACTTAGATTCTGGTAGAACTACTGAGTATACAACTGGTGTTAGTTTTAATGGTAATGCTGGAACTGCTGGTGCTTATACTGAAATAGAAGTTAGTGATTCTACTCCAATAGGTCTTCATTATCAATGTGTGAATCACCCACTGATGGGTAATTCAACTCAATCAAATGCAAATGGAATCAATACTCCATATGATGCTGCTCTTGGTGGTAAGTTACAAGTAGCAGATCTTGCTACATTTGAGGGTATTGTTGATGTTAATAACATCATGAAAGCAACGACTGTTGTTTCTGAGAACATTATTCAAAACTCTGTTGTTTATGCTGGTCTTGGTGGACAGCTTAGAGGAGATAGTCATCTTCTTTATGATGAGAATTCCTTTAAGGTATCTGGTAAGAATCTTCAAGTAACTGGTGCTCATTCATCATTCGATACTGTAGTTGTTTCTGGAATTGCTACATTTGCTGGTATTACTACATTTACTAGTGAGAATGTTTATGTTGAAGAATCATTATACGTTAAGAACGAACTTTGGGTTACTGGTGTTAAGATTACTGGTGGAGACGAGGGTGCTGATCCACCTTCATATGGTGCAGATATTGTAACTAGGAATTTAAAAACAACTGGTATTGTAACTGCTGTTGGTCCAGTTAACTATGAAAGTAATGTAACATTTGATAGTACTTATGACGCAATCTGGGACAAGAATGCAAGTAAGTTGATGTTTATGGATGGTGCTAGGGCAACCTTCGGTGATTCTGATGATTTAGAAATTATTCATACAGCAAATAAAAATATTATTCATAGTGTTGGTGCTGGTACTACTATTGAATCTCAAATTAATACCAATACTATTCATGAGATTAATCAATCTGGTATCGTTGTTAGTGGTGTAGCAACAGCAACTAAGTTCTCTGGTGATGGATCTGGATTAACTCTTCTTCCAACTTTAAATACTTTAAGTGATGTTACTGCTCCTACTCCATCTGATGGACAGGTTTTAAAATGGAATAATACTGTTGGTAAATGGCAGGCTCAAACTGATTCCACTGGCGGTGGCGGTGGCGGTGGCAGTGAAACTGTAATCGTTCCTGTAGCATACGCTAAAGTTGATACAGATAGTGCTGGCACAGGCACTAATATGACATGGGGTGCTTATAATAGTTCTAATGGTGAAATGATATTCACCTTTGTAGGTGCTCAATCAGATGCAAACTATTATGTATTAGCAGAAAGGGAACAGTACGATACTCATACTGTTAGTATAACCAATAAGACAACAACAGGATTTAAGGCAACATGGTTGGGTAATTCTGGTACAAACCCATTAGCACCTAGTATCTTTGGTGGTGTTCTTATAGTTTATGCTTCAACACCTACTAAGAATGTTGGTGCTGCTTTAGAAGATGTTTCTGTTACTGTTGAATCACCAGGAACAAATAATCTTCAGTATAATAATACAACTGGTGCTCTTACATTCACACCATATCTTCTACCTACAGCAACCGCAAGTGATTTAGGTGGTGTTAAGGTTGATGGTACTACTATTACAATTAGTAATGGAGTCATTACAGCATCTGCTGCTGCTCCAAGTGTTTCTGCTCTTACCGATACAACAATATCTGCTGTAAATGATGGAGATATTCTTAAGTGGAATGGTGCTAAATGGGTTAATGATCCACTATCAAATAGTACAGGTGTTCCTAGATATAGTGCTGTATCTAACTTCCCTGCGGCTACTGCGAATCAAGGACAATTAGCATTCTCTGATAATAATAAGTCATTATATCTTTCTGATGGAACTGATTGGACAGGACAGAGGGTAGTAACTACTGATTTCCAATCATCTGATTTCGCATCTATATTAGATAATTTTGAAAAGACTTATTCACTTTCTGCTACTACTTATTCTGGTGGAAGTGGTTCATATAATTCTGCTAGAAGGAGGATAAAGTTATCTGATAGTGAAACAACTCCTAATGTATCTCAGTTCATTCTTCATGCTGGTACTGGATTAACAATATCAAACACAACAAATTCTCAGAGTGAAACTGAGATTGGATTCTCTGTAAATTCTGGAAGCTTTAGCATGACTGCTGAAGACTCAGGTGGAGCATCAAATTCCATTTTAAGACTGACTGATAATCTAGCAAGTTCAAATGCTAATACTGATATTACATTTGCTGGTGGTAATGGATTAGTTATTTCCAGAACTGACGCTAATACTTTATTATTCACACAAGCTGATGCTAGTGGTACTGATTATACTGATACTGAAGCAAAGGCTGCTGCAGGTGCTGCTCTAGCACAAGGAACTCACGCAAGTATTAATGGTGGAACAGTAGGGTTCCAATATAATTCTGTTAATAAAACAATTGGAATGACACTTACTGGTGCTACTTCCAATCAGAATACAACTTATGATCTTCTAGGTAGAAACACTACAACTAATGAAGCCTATATTGATTTAAAGGATAGTGATAATAATACAGATAGCATTCATTTCCAAGGTTCTAATGGAACTACAATTTCTTGGGATGCTACTTACAAGAGAATTACAATTGATAGTGCCACAGTTACTACTCCAGATTGGAATGTAAATGGTGGTACATCTGCAAATCCTACAGGAACTGCTGGTGGTATTTTAAACAAGCCAACATTAAAGGATATAGCAACAACTGGAAAAATTAAGGATGCTAGTGACTTTGATGGAACTGCTTCTACTATTAATAATTCATTAAGATGGAATAATACACAACAGAAATGGATAGCATCAACAAATAATCTTGCCGATCTTTCCAATGTTTCTAATGCTACACCAGCAGATGGTCAAGTATTGAAATGGGATGATACAAATTCAGTATGGAAACCAGATACTGATGAGTCTGGTACTGGTGGATCAACAGCATTTAAGGGATTAAGTGATACACCTAATGATTATACTAGTTACGCTGGTAAATTCTTAAAGGTTAATTCTGCTGAGAATGGATTAGAGTTTACTGATGCTGCTGGTGCTTCTACTATAAATGATGTTAATGCTACAACAGCTACTACTGTTGCTAATAATGCTTATGCTGAATTAGATATCACAGGTGAAACTGTATATACATTATTTAAAATCAAACCAAGTGTTGCTTCATGGGTTAGATTATATGTTGATGACAGTTCAAGGCAACTTGATGCTACAAGAAGTGAGGGTAGTGACCCAGTACCAGGAAGTGGAGTTCTTGCTGAAGTAAGAACTACGGGAGCAAATCAAGAGGTGTTAATAACACCTGGTGTTATGGGATTCAATAATGATTCTCCAACGAGAACTAAGAAAATTTACGTAGCAATAAATAATAGGAGTGGTAGTACCACAACCGTTACCGTGACGTTAACCATACTAAAATTAGGATAGAAAAAACATGGCAGTAACTACCAATTCAGTAGCTGTAGGATCTGGAGACAACTGGACTAATTCGCAATTATTAGACGCTATGGAATCAGCGTTCCAAGCATGTGGACTTCATGGTGGTACTGCTAGATATGGAGTTCCTACTGCTTGTCTTGCTCCTGGTTTATCATCAACTTCAGACAATCCTTCTGATTCTTCGGGTACTACTACTATAGGTTCTGAAGCGTGGAAGACAGCAGCTCCTGCATTATCATATAGGACTATTCATACTAGAAATTATGACGTAACACAAAAGACTGGGAATACTGCTTGGATTATAAAAGAATATTGGCAACCAACTGGTGCGTCAAACGCTAATGATACATTAACTGTTCCTGCTAACTCTGCATTAACGACAGGAAAGGAAGTTGTTTGGTGTCCAGGACAATCAGATCAGAATTATAATATTTCTTTACTTACTTTAGGTCAAAGTTATTATGTTATACGTGAAAATGCAACAACAATTAAATTAGCAACGTCTGTTGAGAATGCTAATCTCGGAACTGCACAAAATATAGGTGCTGATGCTCCTACTGGTGGATGGACTGTAAATACAAGATTATATGAACCAGCAGGTGCTACTTCAGAGAATAAGAAGATATCTGTTTTAATGGGGGATGATATAATTTTACATTTTCCAAACAATGATGGAAGAAGTTTTAAAACATATCAACAAGATTTACCAGGTGGTGATACTTTAGATAGTACTAAAGAATGGACGTATGATAATAGAACTACCATACATTCACCAGGTATAGCATGGGGTAGTGATTGGAATTATTTTCCTAATGAACAGAATACTAGTAATAGTGAGTGGTATGTGGGTAATTCATCTTCAACTGGTGATATAAAACGTTGGAGGGTTAGTACTGCTAATGGGTTAAATCAAACTGATAAGGTAAAAACTACTGATTCAAATGGAGTAACACTATCGTTTAGTGTTGATAAACCTGCTCACATGAATCAAGGAGGTGTTATTGAGACTGCATATGGTAATAATACATATGACTTTGAAGCGAGAAATACTAATATTGACAGAGGATGGTACACATCTACTCCAAAAGTATATTCATACATTCATCCAACTCATTCTGCTATGAAGGGTGAGATTGAAATACTTCCTGCATATCATAATGGATATAATTATGTTCATCCTTTCTGGGATGTTGAAATACCTAATACTAATGGTGGTGGAAGTGATGCTGGTGCTACAAATTTATTTTTAAGAGTTCGTAGATGGCAAGGGTATAATAATAGTACACATGGTGGTCGTATCAAAGATGTACAGGTTATAAATGTAGCATCAACTTCTACTAATCCATATAATTCTGGAACTGGATTGGGTGGTGGATGGAAGAGTTCGACAAATCATTCTTTTACTATACTTGGTTCAAAGATTGGTGGTGTTGATGGTACAGATGATCTTGTTTTTGGTGAAAACACTGCAGAAACTTCTACTGGTTCTAATGATGGAATAGCTTCTTTGTGCTGTACAGATTTTGGTGGATCGAATGACGGTAAGTTTTTCTTAAAATCAAAGCACGGTAGGTTCGCAGTGCTGAGAGTAGTTAATGATGCTACTAAGAAGTATGGAACCACCTTCTATTCATTCTCATTAGCTGATGGTCCTGGTGATGCTTTTCATAATACTATGTTCATTAATTCTGGTACTTATGTTGAAGTAATGAATTGTATGGGGATACATCATAATAATAATGAGGGTGGTTTTGGTGAAGATGATATTTTTGAGTATGGTTATTTTTGTGGTGTAATGGGTGAAGAGAGACAATATGCTCCTTATTGTGCTGTGCATACTGGATATCAGAATATGGATGATTATCTAGAAACATCCAATCAGACTGCATATGGATCTTATTATCGAATCTGTAAGCCAACTAATTCAAATGACGCTGCATTAAAGATAAATTGGTATAAAGGAAATAATGCTCAAGATCCTAATTTTTCTATACTTTCTTTTGTACAAACAATTAATACAGAAGCTCATACTTGGTTTACTTTTAGTATTCCAAAAGGACCTCAATTTATGAATCCAAATCCTGGAATTGATTATGATGAACTCTATAATGGATCAATTACTCGATTTGGTCATGATAGAGAAACTAATTATTATTCAGGTGAAAAAAAGGATGGATGGGATGATTCTGTTTTTGTTACTGCTACTCGTATCCCAGGATATGCATCAAGTGCACAAAATCCAGTAAATGATCCTCCTACAGTATACACAAAATGTAGAGAAGCAATATGGGGTTATTTAAGAACTTATAGGGGAATTCAGAATAATTATACTGGTGGTAGTGGTAAAGCAGAAATAGTATCTCGTTGGCAACCTTCTATAGCAGCTTATAAAAGAACTAATGATCATGATTGGAATAGTCATGGTACATTCTATTATAGAAATGCTGATATTGATAAGGTTGGTAGTAATACATCTGGTGTTTCTGCCACCTCAGATTATTATAGACCAGTAAAAGGTATTCCTCTTCAGTCAAGTCTTGTTCCTTGTCCATATTTTCTACCAGATGATTTTGTATTAATTCATATAGGTGCTGCACCAGGAGATACAGAATATAGGCAGGGTGATACTATAACAGTTATATCTGGTGTTGAAGTTTACCAAATAATATATGCTTGTTATAATCAATCTGAGTATGATTATAATGAAGCTGCTTCAAATTTAGTTAATGGTGTTCTTCTCTGTGCGAGGATTACTTAATGGCTGCTCATGATTTAACTAATTCCATGACATCTGGTGCTGCTTTATATGGCAATTTCCGAGATACTAATAATAGAAATATTAATGTTTCTAGAGAAGGTGGTGGTGTTAATATTCAATATGAGGAGATGAGTCCTATAGATGAGGACAATGTTAGGACTAATTTTAGTTCTATTGTTAGGAGGATAAGTCCTACAGCTGTCCTTGAGGCATTTACTATGAATAAGTTATCAAGTTCTATTCGTGGATGGATAACTGGTCGAAGACCTGCTACGGGGCAACAATATCCTAGAGGATATTACAATAAATAACATCTGGAGGATGATGTAAAGTATGGCCATACAATTTCCACAAGGTCCTGTTATTGGACAGGTTCATAATGAATCTGGTAAGAGTTGGATCTTTGATGGGTTTACTTGGGTTGTTCAATTACAACTTCCTATTGGTTCGGCAACTACTCTTGGTGCTTTCAGAGTAGGAAGTGGTTTAGGTGTTGATCCTCAGACTGGAATTTTAACTGTTACTGATGCTCCAGCACTTGCTGGAATATCTACTAGTGGATCTACTGCTTTTAATGATTTAACTGTTACTAATTTAAATGTAACTGGTACTCGTTTTGGTGAACTTGCTGGTGGAGAAAGCACAGTTGGTAGTAGTGGATTTTTATATCATGTAATATCATTTCCAAGAACAATTAGTGTTACTGAACATACATCAGTCACTCCAAATATGCTTGATGATATAGCATATGTTAAACATGAGGAAGTGTTGATTAATGATGATGTGGATTTAACTATATCTGATGGAGACTTTATAATATTTCATTGATCTATGATCAGTATAAATACAATTAACATTGGTAATAAGTAATGTCTAGGCTTAGAGCAGATAAATTTGTTAATAAGGCCGCTGCTGGTGCACCAGAATTAACTTATGGAGCAGACATACCAGTTAGTGGTACTCTACAAGGTGCTGGTGGAGTTAATATAACAGGAGTTTGTACTGCTGGTAAATTTGTAGGAGATGGATCAGGACTATCGGGTGTTACCGCATCTGGTACAGGTATTGTTTGTTTAGAGGACGAATCTCTAGTTGGTACAGCAGGTACTTTTAATTTTGGAACAAATATTTCAGTAAGTCCAGTTTCTGCTGGTGTTGCAACAATAACTTCAGTTAATACAGATACAAATACTACTTACGGTATGCTACCTGTATTGGATGGTAGTAATGTTATAATAAGATTAGCTGGATCAGATGGATCTGAAGATGATACTCTATTAACAGCAGGTACAGGTATTTCTTTTGCTGGACTTACTGCTAGTGGGTTTACAATAGAAAGTTCAATAGTTGGTTTATCAAATGTTGTAGAGGATACTACTCCTCAACTTGGTGGTAATTTAGATCTTAATAACAAAATTATTAATGGTACTGGTTCCATTAATATGACTGGTGGTGTATCAGCGACTATCTTTACTGGTTCTTTTAATGGTCCTTCTAATGGATTGAGTGGTACTCCAGACATTGCTGTAAGAAATATTGTTGGTGCTGCTGCGACTTTCAGTGGTGATGTAAGTATCGGTGGAACTTTAACTTATGAAGACGTAACCAATGTTGACGTATTGGGTATATCCACATTTGCTAATGATGTTTATTTTGAATCAAATTACAGTGGCCTTGATGCTGATGCCATGTATTGGGATACGAGTAATGGAGCACTTCAGTTCCAAGACTCTGTTAAGATATACATGGGTCCAACTTCTACATCAGTTGCTTCGACTCAACCAGGTCCTGGTGCTGGATTACAATTAGAAGGAAATTCTACCTATGGACTTATAACTGGTACAAATAATATAACAATTAGAGGTGGTCAGTATGGTGGAAATAAAACTGTTGATATTGAAGGAGCTACTAGTAATACGGGTATAAGAGTTACAGGTAGTGCTGGAGTACAGATATACTATAATAATAATGAAAAAATAATTACTACTAACACGGGAGCGATAGTTACTGGAGTATTAACTGCTACTACATTTAGTGGTCCTGTTGTTACTGATGATTTAACTATCGGTTCAACGGTTGGAATTGCAACTTCTGGTGGAGTATTTACAGCAGTTCCTGGAGCACCAGCAGATTTAAATATTTTCCCTGTTGCTACTGAGGATTATAAATCCATTGAGTATACAGTTCATTTCACTAACGGTAATAATATACAATCACAGAAGATTCTAGTGATGCAGAATGGATCAACCGCATATTATACTGAGTATGCGATTATGTCTAATCCAAATAAGATAGCATCTCTTGGAGCAATAGTTAGTGGTGGTGACTGTAAATTACAAGCAACACCTGAATCTGGTATAAGTGGTGTAACCACCTTTAGATTAGTTAGACAAACTATACTATAGTGTGAAACATGGTAGGTATTGGAACGACAACAATAACTCCTAAATTTCAGGAGTGGTTAAAAACACAACCTAAAGAACCTGTAGGTGATGTAAAAAAGAAATATGTTGTTACTTGTAATGAACCAAAAGATTGGACAAGTATACATCAAGTATTACTTAAGGATGGTACTTTAGAAGACAACATCCCAAACCAATCTGTACAATGTTCTGATGTTAAGCAACATAGTTCCACTAGAGGAACTTATATATTAAATGAAACTGAGGTTGCTGATTTACGTAAGCATCCAAAAGTAAAGGATGTTAATATTGACACTGCTTCTTATCCTGGTACTTATATGCCAGATCCAGCAGCGATTTCAGATGCTGTAGTACAAACTGAAAGATATACAAATACTGTTAAAAATTATAGGGGTGATCCTGCTACCTTCCTTCCTGCTAGTCCAGGAGCAGCAGAGAAAGATCGTACTAGTTATCAATTGATGAGGTGTCAGCAGAAGAGTAATCCTTGGGGAAACAATGTTAACCAAGTATTAGATGATAAACCTAAACTTTATGGATCTGGTAAGGATGTTGATGTTATAGTTGCTGATCAGGCTGCTTGGTTAGGACATATAGAATTTCAAAATAATTTAGGAGGACCAACTCTTTATGAGGGTGGAAATACTTTAACAAGGAAAAATATATCTACTACTTCAGGATCATGTGATGTATTAGATCTTGTATTGGATGCTCCATATTATATTGATCCTGATTATTTCAATGCTAATCCTGCAATAAGATTAGTTACTCGTTGGGATGGTACAACAGTTCCTGATGAATCTGTTGCCTTGGGTTGGTGGTCAGACTCTTCTAAGAGATCCGCAGCATTTGCTAGTGTAGGAACCGTTGATCTTGGTAGTAGTGGATATACCAGAGATAGAAGTAATGGTAGTAATGTTACGATGCCAACTCATGGTGGTAGTGATTATCATGGAACACCATGTGCTTCTTTAGCTTACGGTAGAAATTATGGTTGGGCATTCAATGCTAACAAATGGTATATTAATGCTTATGGTACATATGGAACAGGAGTAGAAAAATATTTTGACATTACAAAAATATTCCATCAGAATAAACCAATTAATAATACTTATGGTACAAGGGATGCTACAATAAGTAGTAATAGTTTTGGATATAGAAAGGATCTTCCAAACCAAGCATATCATTTTTACCGTAAAGGACTTTCTGGATTACTAACTCAAAGTTATTCTATAGATGTAACTGCTGCTGGATCTGGTGCTTATACACTTTCGGGAACTGATAAGGCTGGAAATGTTAGTGGTAATAATCCAACAATTACATGTAACGCAGGAGATACTCTTAACTTTGTTGTTGATGCTACAGGACATCCATTTTGGATAAAGACTGTTGCTGGAACAGGAACAGGAGATCAAGCAACTGGTGTTACTAATGGTGGTACAGTATCAGGAACAGTTACTTGGACACCAAGTGCTGCTGGAACATATTATTATCAGTGTGAATATCATGGTGGTATGGTTGGGCAGATTGATGTTGGTAATTCACAGGCTGCTGGTACTCAATATACTGCATTGAGTCAAGTACCTTTTATGGATAATTTTTGGCAGGGTGCTATAAGATTTGAGTATGTTGGAAATAGTTTGGTTACTGCTGGTGATGAAATGATTGCTGCTGGTGTTATTTTTGTTTGTTCTTCGGGTAATACAAATCAGAAATTGGTTAAGGCAGATCACCCAGATTATAATAATTATTGGTCAACTGCTGGTGACGGTTCTTATGCTAATTCTCAGACATTTGCTTGGGGTTTTCAAACATATAATAGTATTAATAGGCAAGGTTTTCCTGGAATGATAGGTAAGACAAGCGAAAACGTATATAGAACTATACCTGTTGGTGCTATGGATACTGATTTAGAATCAACTTCAGGGACTGGGCAAGAGAGAAAAATTGTTTATAGTAATATGGGAAACTTAGTTCCATTTTATGCTCCTGCTTATGATGTTCTTTCTGGATGTGATAGTAATACTGGTACAAGATATAATCGATATGATGCGTATTATACTTTAAACTCCAACCAATCAGTAGAATCTGAGGATTGTAGATTTGGTGGTACGAGTGCTGCTTGTCCTATTTCTTGTGGATTAATTGCTACTAAACTTCAGTACAATAGACAATGGACTGTTGAAGATGTTTTAGATTGGATTACGAATCAGGTTGGCACTTTGGATGCTGCTGATTTCTTTAGTGGAACAGAATCTCAAACCTTTAATGATTCAGAATGGACTGATCAGAATAATACTCAAGGTGGTGAACCTATCATAATTTATGATGCTGCTACAGGAAATGAAACAGAATCTGGTGATGAGAAAATACAATTAAGATTTAGGAATGCTGGTGGTATCCAAATAAGTGGAGTCAACTTTATAAATACCTAAAAAACTTAACTATGGCACAAAAAGGTTTTGGTGTAAAGGAGTTAAATATAGCAGCGGCTGCTTCTGGTAATCCTGCCATAGAAGCTGTTACTGATGAGTTAGATTTAAAAGCTGCTAAGATTGGTATAAGCACCGATATTCAAGTTGGTAGAAATGTAAATGCTGTTGGTATATTAACTGCCTCTGCTGTCAATGATGGTGCAGGTAATGTTAGACAGATAGTTAGTAATTCTAAGTCATCTACCTATCAGATAGTAAAGGGTGATGTTGGTGAATTAATTAATACTACTGCTGGTGTTACTATTCCAGCAAACCTTAGTCCAGCATTTACTGCTGGAGATGCGATTACAATTTATAATAATAGTGCTAGTGATATTACAATAACTCAAGGTTCATCAGTTACAATGTATCAAGCAGGTACTTCAAATACTGGTAACAGGGTTCTGGCACAGAGAGGAGTTGCTACTGTATTATGTGTAGGAACTAATACGTTTACAATTATTGGCGGTGGTCTGAGTTAGGGGGATTTAAAATGCCCATACAACAGGCACTACTTCACGAACCACCAGCAGCAACAACTGTTGTTGGACAGCAAGAATATACATCACCAGGATCCTATAGTTGGACTTGTCCATCTGAGGTGAATCAAGTTCATGTTGTCTGTATAGGTGGTGGCGGTGGTGGTCAAACACAAGACTTCGCAGCAGGTGGAGGTGGAGGTCTTGGATGGAAAAATAATATTCCAGTAAATCCAGGTCAAGTTTATTCTGTTGTAGTTGGTAATGGAGGAACTCAAAATACTTCTGGTGGAACTGATGGTGGAGATTCATATTTTATAAACCCAACTACTGTAAAAGGTGGTGGTGGAAAAGGTAATAATCAAGGTGGTGGAGATTTTGTTGGTGATGGTGGTGGTACTGGCGGTGATCATCAAGTATATGGTGGAGGCGGTGGAGCTGGTGGATATTCTGGAAATGGTAATTCACAATCTGGTGGTGCTGGTGGTTATGGTTCTGCCAATGGTTTAACTGGTGGTGGTGCTGGTGGTGGAGGAGTAGGAATATATGGTGAAGGTACTAGTGGTTCTAATTCTCCAGTTAATAACTCCAGTGGTCAAACAATGCCTGGTGGTGGAGGAGGATCTGGTGGAAATAGTGGTACAAATGGAACTGTACCAAGTTTTAGTGGTGGATATTATGGTCTAGTTGCTGGTGGTCCTGGTGGTAATTATGGTGGAGGTGCTGGTGGAGGTTCTGGTTCCCAATACGGTACAATTCTTGCTGGTAATGGTGGACAAGGTGCTGTAAGAATTATATGGGGTGTTGTTAATGGTGTCTCTAGAGCATTTCCAAATACATTAACTTCTAATCAAAACTCTTCATCAACCTATGCTCTTAATGCCCCTAATAGTGTAGATGAGGGTAGTAGTTTCACAACAACTCTTACTACTGGAAATGTTGCTGATGGAACAACTTTATATTGGAGATTGACTGGTATAGATTCTTCTGATTTAACTTCTGGGTCTTTAACTGGTTCAGGAACTGTTTCATCTGGTGGATTTAGTTTTTCTCATACTGTTGCTGCTGATATTTCAACTGAAGGTGAAGAAGTTATTTACATTGCATTATATACTGATGCTGGATACACTACATTAGTGGCAGCAGCAAACGTAATTATAAATGATACTTCATTTGATCCTGTTGGTGAATCAATATACACTGAAGAAGGATCCTATAGTTGGGTTTGTCCTGCGAATGTGACAAGTGTATCTGTTGTTTGTGTTGGTTCTGGTTCTACTTCAGTTACAAGTAATAATGGTAATGAGGGATGTTCTGGTGGTGGACTTGGATATATTAATAATTATTCTGTAACACCAGGACAAAGTTATGCTGTTCAAGTAGGAGGACCAAATGCACAAAATAATGCTCCTTGGGTAAGTGGAACAGGAAGTACATATTATGAAGGTCCAGCTGATTCATTCTTTGTCAATAGAACTACTGTAAAAGGTGGTGGTGGTTGGACTAATTCAAATGGTTATGGTGGGTTTAGTGTTCCTGCTGGAGATTTTGTTGGTGATGGTGGTGGTAATGGCGGTGGTGCTGGTAGTAGATATGGTGGCAGTCAATACTCTTCTGGAGATGGTGGAGGCGGTGGAGCTGGTGGATATTCTGGATCAGGTGGTGCTGGTGGAAGAGCAGGATGGGCATATTATCAATATGCTGGACTAGCAGGATCACCTGGTACTGGTGGTGCTGGTGGTGGCGGTGGCGGTGGCGGTAGTGCTGGAGGTGGTGCTCCTGGTGGTGGTGTAGGAATATATGGTGAAGGTGGAAATGGTGAAGGTGGAGTAAGATATGGTGGTGGACCTGGTGGATATGGTCCTGGTAAAGGAGGTGGTGGATCAAAAGATCCTTATGGTGATGGTGGACATGGAAGTAGTATAGGTGGTCAAGCAATACAAAATGGTGGTGATATTTTTAGTTATCCTGGTGATTCTCAACGAAGAGTAGCTGGTAATTATGGTGCTGGTGGAACACCGTGGACAAGATCTGCTAGAGGTGCTGTAAGAATTATGTGGGGAACTGGAAGATCATTCCCAAATAATGCTCTTGCTGAAGCTACTAATAGGGCTGAGACTCAAGTTACTGGTGGACAACAATTTACTACAGCAGGAACATTTACTTGGACATGTCCTGTAGGTGTAACTTCTATATCTGCAGTTGCTATTGGTGGTGGTGGCGGTGGTCAATCATCAGGTAATTATCAAGGCACACCTGGATTTGAGGGACAAGGTGGAGGTGGTGGTGCTTTGGTATATAAAAATTATATTCCAGTAGTAGCAGGACAGGATTATAAAGTTGTTGTTGGTGCTGGAGGTGCTGCTGCTCAAGGTGTTGGTAATTTAAATGCTGGACAAACTGAAGCTCAGAGAGGTGGTGATACTACTTTTGGTATAGATGGTGTAAATACTTTACTTCATGCTGAAGGTGGAGCTGGTGGAGTTAAAAGAACAAATCTTAGTTTAAGGATGGGTGGAAGACCAATGACTGGAATTGGTTATAGTGGTGGTGATGGTGGTCAAGCAACTGGATGTTCTGCTGGTGGAGGTGCTGGTGGATATAGTGGTGAAGGTGGTGAAGGTGGATATGCAAATACTGCTGGAACTGATGGTGCTGGTGGTGGAGCTGGTGGTGGCGGTGCAAGTTATTATGGAGGTAGTGGTGGCGGTGGAGGCACTGGTTTAAATGGTGAAGGTACTAGTGGTGCTGCTGGATCAGGTATAAATGGTGGTGGCGGTGGATCAGGTGGTAATACTGGTTCTAATGGTCAAACCTATGGTGGTAATAATGGTGCTGGTGGTTCTGGTGCATCTCCTGGTGGAGGAGGTGGTGGTGGATATTCCAATCCAGGTGGTGGAAATGGTTCTGGTGCTGTAGGTGGATTAAGAATTATCTGGGGATCTGGTCGAACATTCCCATCAAACGCAACTTAAGGAGAGAGATATGTCAATACAACAAATGTTAATTAGTGGTGATACTGGAACATCAACTGAAAGTTATTGGACGAATACTATTACCCATCCTGATGGTGGTGAGGTAACAGTATATGATCATACTATTGATCCTGAAGGTAATATTTTTGTTTGTGGTGGCATTAATATGGCTACCAATAATCCTGGTAATGGGATTGATGGATTCGTTTATAAGTTATCTAATGATGGTAGTTTATTAAAATCGGTACAACACGATCCTTCATCAGGAGGTACTAGTGCTGAGTTTACTGGTATAGTTTCTGATTCTCTAGGCAATGTTTATGTTCATGGTGGTCAGGGAAGATGTATTAAGTATAATTCCGACCTTGATCTTCAATGGTCAACTAGAACTTATTGGGGTAATGGTTATACTATTAGCAATAATGATACGTTTGCTAATGGATGTATGCAACTTGTTAGTGATAACACTATAAGAATTGCTGGTCCATATGGAAGTTATGGTAATACTGCTAAATTTGATATTTCTACTTCTGATGGTACTTACTCATCAGGATATTATAATAGTGTCAATGGTGGTAATCAGGCATTTACTTTCTGGTATGGTGCTAATGTTACTGGTGGAGACATGTATCTATGTGGTAAAAATTATTCACCAGCTGGAACTGGTAGTGATCACTTTTGGGTAATCAATGGTAGTGCTGGATTTTCTAACACTTATAGATTTTATAATAATGGTACTAATTGTGTGGCAAGATGTATTGCAAAAGATACTGTTAACGGTAGAACATATATTGGTGGAGATATGGGTGGTTATGGCATGATAACCAGAGTGGATAGTTATAATACAAGTACAACTAATCAAGGTACAATCTGGTGGAAGCAATTAGATACTTCAGACGTCATGGATATGGCATTAGATTCTTCGGGAAATCTTTATACTATACAATCAAATGGAAGACTTCTAAAGATAAATCCTAGTGGAAATCTTATTTTCTCAAAAACATTATCTGGATCTCTATCAAAAATAACTATCGATTCTAATGATGATATATGGATAAATGCTGATGGTTCTGGTGGTGTGATAACAATTTACAAACTTCCTTCTGATGGATCTGGTGTGGGATATTGTAATTATAGTAGTACAAGTTATACTCTCAATAGTTATTCTTATCAACATCAAGATTATGGTAGGATTCAATATGCCACTATGGGCGGTGGTTCTGATGCTACTGCTGTGTGGGGTGGTCTTCAATCTCCTAATGAATCTACTCAAACTACTGACATTACTCCTTCTGATAATAAATGTGAAATAGTAGATGTTGTTGGTCAAGCAACTTTTATAGAAACAGGAACACATACTTGGATCTGTCCTCCTGGTGTCTATCAAGTTTCTGTTGTTTGTGTTGGTGGTGGAGGTGCTGGTAATGGTGATAATCAATCTGGATCAGGTGGTGCTGCTGGTGGTGGAGGTCTTGGATGGAAAAATAATATTCCAGTAACACCTGGACAATCTTATACATTAGAAGTCGGTAGTGCTGCTACTGGTGGATCAGGTAATGATGGTGGAGATTCATATTTTATAAATGCGACTACTGTAAAAGGTGGTGGTGGACAAGGATCAACAATTTCTACTGGTCAACCTGGTGGAACTTATGTGGGAGATGGTGGAGGTAACGGTGGAGCTGGTGGATCTGGTGGTTCAACATATGAAGGTGGAGGCGGTGGAGCTGGTGGATATACAGGGTCTGGTGGAGCTGGTGGTTTTGGTAATGGAGTGACACATCCTTCCAGTACTTCTCTCGCTGATAGACAAGGTCAAGATGGATCTGGTGGCGGTGGCGGTGGCGGTGGATATGGTGGTGGATATACTGGAGGTGGTGTAGGAATTTTAGGTGCTGGATCTCCTGGTTTAGGTGGTGCGTATTCTCCACCTACAGGTGTCCCATTTGGAAGTGGAACTGCTGGATCTGGTGGATCTGGAATTTCATATGGTGGTGGTGGATCTGGTGCTGGTGCTCAAGGTGGTAGTGGTGCTGTAAGAATTGTGTGGGGTAGGGATAGATATTATCCAAATACTAATACTGGTAATGTAAATGATAAAGTAGGGCAACAAGATTATACATCAGCAGGAACATATAGTTGGATTTGTCCTGTTGGTGTGCATCATGTTTCAGTAGTTGCTGTTGGTGCTGGTGGAGCAAGTTCTGGATATAATGCTTTCTCTGGATCTTATGAAGAAGGAAATGGTGGAGGTGGTGCTGGATTGGGATATAATAATTATATTCCTGTAACAGAAGGACAATCTTATAGTGTTGTTGTTGGTGCTGCTGGACAAGTACAAACTTTACCTTCAAGTGCTGGTGGAAGTAAAATCAATTCTTCTGGTGATTCTTATTTTATAGACGTTAATACTGTTAAAGGTGGTGCTGGAGAAAATGCTCTACCTGGTTCTAATGGATATGGTAATGGTGGAAATTTTGCAGGAGACGGTGGTGGTTCTGGTGGTGCTGGTGGATCTGGATCTGCTACTTATGGTCCTGGTGGAGGTGGCGGTGCTGCTGGATATACTGGTAATGGTGGATCTGGTGGTGGTGGATCAACGACCAGTAATGCTGTTGGTGGTTCTGGTGGTGGTGCTGGTGGTGGAGCTCATGGATATATTAATTCAACTAATTTTACAAATGCTGCTGGAGGAGGTGGTGTAGGTCTTGAAGCAAAAGGAAGTAATGGTGCTGGTGGATCAATTGATAATGGTGCTTTGCAACAGGAATGGACATCGTCAGGATCTTATAGTTGGACTTGTCCTGATGGTGTAACATCTGTTTGTGCGGTCTGTGTTGGTGCTGGTGCTGATGGTGGTAGTAATAAACATGGAGATGGTGGAGGTGGATTGGGATGGAAGAATGATATACCAGTGACACCAGGTCAATCTTATACTGTAGTTGTTGGTAATAAAAATACAGGTGGTGGAGATTCTTATTTTATAAACTCAACTACTGTTAAAGGTGGTGGCGGTGGTACTGGTAGTGCTAGTGCTGGTGGTTCGGCAGGAACTGGTGGAACTTTTGTAGGAGACGGTGGTGGTAATGGTGGTAATGGTGGATCACAGAATCAAAGTACTGGTGGTTCTGGTGGTGGCGGTGGAGCTGGTGGATACTCAGGTAATGGTGGTAATGGTGGAACAGGAATAAGTTTTGGAGCAAGTTCTGGTAATCAAGGTAATGGTGGTGCTGGTGGTGGAGGTGCTGGTGCTTCTTGGGAAGGTGGTGCTGGTGGTGGTGTAGGACTACAAGGCGAAGGTACTGATGGTGCTGGTGCTGGTACGTATGATGGACAAGGTGCTCAATCTTATGGACACTGTGGAAAAGGTGGATCTGGTGGTGCTCCACAAACTTTTGCAGCATTCCCTGGTTTAGGACCTGGTTCTGGTGGAGGTGGTGGTAATGGTATTGCTGGATCTAATGGGGCAGTAAGACTTATATGGGGAACTGGAAGAGCATTTCCAGCAACAAACACAACAGATCAATTTGAGACAGCTACCATAGGACATGGTGGTGGTGGATCTGGTGGTGCTTCATTTGGTACTGGTGTTGGAATATCTAGTATTATGGGAGGAGGTCTTCATGGTGGTGGATCTGGTGGTGCTAGTAATCAAACTGTTAATGGAGGAGTATCTGATGGAGTAGCTGGATCTGATGGTGGTTTAAGAATTATATGGGGATATAATAGATCATATCCACAGAATAATACTGCTACTGGTCAAAATGGCGAACCAATACAAGGTGCTGAAGAATTTACAACAGCAGGAACATTTACTTGGACTGCTCCTGATAATGTAACATCTGTTTGTGTTGTTGCCATCGGTGGTGGCGGTGGTGGAGCAGGTGCTTATGATGGTACTAATGACAATTCTCGTGGTGCTGGTGGTGGAGGTGGACTCGGATATAAGAATAATATTTCTGTAACGCCAGGACAATCTTATACTGTAGTTGTTGGAGATGGTGGATCTGGTGGACAATCTGGTCCTAATAATGCTCAACTTTCTAAAGGTGGTGATGGTGGAGATTCATATTTTATAGACACATCTACTGTTAAAGGTGGTAGAGGATATGGTGGAGAAGGTCAAGGTCAGGGTGGAGATTTTGTAGGAGAGAATGATGGTGTAGGTAACTCATCAAATTATGGTGGACGTAATGGTGGATATGGACATATGGTTGTTGGTGGTGGTGGTGCTGGTGCTGCTGGATATGGTGGTTGTGGTGCTGGAGATGGTAGGGGTGTAACGGTTGCTAGTGGTGGTGGATCTGGTGAAGGTTGTCAAGCAAATGGAACTGGTGGATTAATTTATAGTTCTAGTGGTGGCGGTGGTACTGGAATATATGGAGAAGGAGCTACTGGAGCTAACGGAACAAATGTAACTCCACCTGGAAGAGGTGGTGGTGGTGGATCTAATGGTGAGAATGGTGAGGAAGGTACTGCAGGAAACTATCAGGGTAAAGATGGTGGTAAATATGGTGGAGGTGGAAGTGTAGGATCAATGCAAGTATATGCTCCAGGAGTATCCTATGGTGGATCTGGTGGTGATGGTGGAGTTGGAGCAGTGAGAATTATGTGGGGTTCAGGAAGAGCTTTCCCTAACTATAACGCTGGAGATATATAAGACATGGCAATACAACAAGCATTTATGGTACTCGGAGTAGTACCACCTGGATACGAAACATATACTAATGTAGGATCATATTCTTTTATTGTTCCTCCTGGATTTACTGAGGTTTCTATAGTCTCAGTTGGTGGAGGTGCTGGTGGAGGTCAATATGGATGTGCTGGTGGAGGATTAGTTTGGTCTGATAATGTCTCTGTAACTCCTGGTGAGGTTTTAGATATAAATGTTGGTGCTGGTGGAACAGGAGCAATTAATTCACCACCAACACTTCCTGTTCAAGGACAAACAAGTTATGTTAAGAGACGAAGTAATGGTGAATACCTTGTAAAATCTTATGGCGGTGGTTCAATGAGCCAAAGTAATTTAGGTGGAGGTGGAGAATTTTTCTCTGGTAATGGAAGAGTTTTAGATGGTGGTGATGGTGAATATACTCTAGCTGGACAATCTACAGTTCCTCCACAACATAGTTCAACAGGATCAGCATTTAAATCCGCAACTTGGGCTGGTTCATCTACTCCTTCTGGTAGAGGTGGTGGTGGAACTGCATTAATATCAGGAACAACTGGTGCTGATGGTGGATTTTATGTTGGCAACACTGGTGCGTCTGGTGGTAAATATGGTGGAGGTGGTGCTGAAGGACCTGCAGGTGTTGGTAATTTTGGTGGTACTGGTGGAGATGGTGGAGTTAGTATTGCTTGGGGTGCTCCATATTTAATAGGAGATGGTTTTCCTAGAATAGATGGTAACTATAGTACTTACTTTAGAGGTAATCAATACGATGATTATTTTGATTACACTCCAGGAACTTCTGGTGTTTTTCAACTTGGATCAGGAAACTTTACTATAGAATTTTGGCACAGGACTGGTGTTGTTGATCCAAATGGCAATACGTCAAGTAGTAATACTGGTAGGCAAAGATCATTTGCTGTTTTCATTGAAGGTTATAAAGCAAGTCCTTTAATTTCTCAAACGTGGGCAATTCAAGCAAATAGTTTAGGTCAGAAGATGGTATGGATTGAGGGTGGTAATCTTGCATTTGAAACTACTACAGATACTATGACTAATGCTGCTTTGAATCAAACTGTTAAATGGAGACACTATGCTTTCGTTAGGAATGGTAATAACTTAGATTTTTATCTTGATGGTGTGAAAGATACTAGTATCAATAGTGGTAATGGTTATACTACATCATTGAATGATACTCAAACTGACTCTATAAGGATTGGAAATTGGACTGCTAATACAGATTATAATATTCATGGATGGATGTCTAATGTTCGTGTAACGAAAGGTGTTGCTGTTTATACTTCAAACTTTGATGTTTGGGATAATTGGAATAACCCTAATCAAGTTGCTTTGTTACCACCTTTAACTGAGATAACTGGAACATCATTACTTGATTTTAATAGTACATCTCTTAACACTGCCTACTGGGGTCCTGGTAACTCAACAGGTACAGTGTCGCAAAATGGAGGACCTACCTCTTCAACTAATAGCCCTTATAGTTAATGTGATAAATAAGTAAAAATAGTCATATAGATGGCAAGAAACAGAGAATTTTCTCAACTTGGGTCCTTTGTAGTTGTTGATGACAACAACGGTAATATTGCTATTACCAGTACATCAACACCTTACGTTGGTATTGGGACCACAAATCCGATTCATAAACTTGACGTAGCTGGAATCGCTACATTCAGAGAAGATGTTTATGTTGGTGGTGGATTAACTGTTGCACAAGATATTGATTTTCTTGGCGGTCTATTTCAGAATGGTGTCCAATTTAATCCTAGTGCTGGAGTTGGTATTGGATCAACAACTTCTGTAGAAGCAGGACAAGCAGCTGGTGGTGCTATAATCAATCCAAGAATTGGTGTAGGATTTACTGATTTAAGTTTTGTTGGTGAAGGTCTTAGTGTTACTGGATATGGTAGTACTATTGTTATTGATTTTACAGACCTTGTTTCTAAATCAGAAGCTACAGTACCAGGTCTTACACTTATAAACACTAATACTAATTTAAGTGCTAATGTAAGTTATTCTGCTGATACAACTTCGGCAGTTTTTACAGCAACTCTTCCTGCAAGTAAGCAGGCTGGCGATTTTGTTGAACTTCATGATACCGAATCTAATTGGGACATAAATAATCTTATGGTTGCAACTCAAAATAATGAGCAGTTTAAAAATTATGAAGGCGTGATTGATTCTCCTTTAGCATGTGATGTCGCTGGTGCTGCTGTAAAATTAGTTTGGACTAATACTTACTGGAGGGTATTTGCATGACAATGTTTTTAAGTGAGAGTATAGACTCTTCCAATGGTGGAGGAGGTCTTTTAGTATCACAACAAAATAGTTTTTATGTTCATGCTCTGAGAAGAGATGCTGATGGTATGTTGCAATATACCAAAGTTAAGAGTACCGAAGCTGGAGTACAGGATTTTCATCGTTTAGATGGAACTGCTTACCCAGATTTTTTAGATGGTGGTGATTATGTTGAAGAAACCACTGAGGTAAAGACACATTTAAATCACCCACAAGATAAATACCAACAGTTCCGATTTGATTTTAGACGCACGTCTTATTACATCGATAGTGATGGATACTTAGTAGCAAAATTTGGTGATTATGATTATTCCGCAGGACCAAAATAGGAGTTTAACAAACAATGGCTGAATTTAGACTTGGGAGGCTAAAATTTTCTTGGAAAGGCAACTGGACTGCCAGTACTGCTTATGTAATTGATGATATAGTAAAGTTTGGTGCGAATACATATGTTTGTACTCAGAACCATACTTCCACAACTAGCGAGAATCTTTATTATAATGATGATTCTTCTAAATGGTCCTTACATACGGAGAGTATAGCAAGTAAAGGTGAATGGGTATCTGGTGGTTATTATAAGATTAATGATATTATTAAGTATGGTAATAGTCAGTATAGAGTAAAGGTAGGTTTCTCTACAACTATACTTGATACTACTAATACAACTCAATTAGAAGAATATATTTCATCATTTAATTATGAAGATAGTTGGGATGCGGCAACAGCATATCAAGTTGGTGACGTTGTAGCATACGGTGGTTATACTTATGTTGCTACTAGTGATCATACAAACAAACCACCAGCATATAATCTAGCTGCTGATTGGGACATCCTAACAACAGGATTTAATGTTGTAGGTACTTGGGGTGCTGGTAATGATTACACTCAAGGTAATGTTGTAATCTATGGTGGATTTACATACGTTGCGATTTCAACTAGTACTAACGTTGCTCCAAGTTCTAGCACTGCTAAGTGGAGTTTAGTATCTAAAGGTTTTGAGTGGAAAGGTAACTGGGATGCTAACACTACCTATCTACCAGGTGAAGTTGTTAAACGATTAAGTAATAGTTATGTTGGTATTGTTACTGCTCTCACCAACTTAAATCAAGACCCTTCAACTGATGGTCCAGGTAATTACTGGAACGTTTTGATTGAAGGTGCTGACACCAATGTGATGACAACATCTGGTGACTTGGTTTACTATACTACTGGTGCTACTAGACTACCAACTGGAACAGATGGTAAAGTATTAACAGTAAACAGTAGTGGATTACCTAATTGGGAAACCAGTAATGTTACACATCCAGTTTATTATGTAACTGAGGAAGGATCTGATAGTAATGATGGTTCAAATATTAGTAGATCATTTGCTAGTCTTAAACATGCTTGTGGTATTGCTACTGGACCAGCAACAATCTATGTAAAGGCTGGTACATATGAGGAGTCATTACCTATTGTAGTTCCAACTGAAGTATCAATTGTTGGTGATAACCTAAGAACATCTAGAATTAAACCTCAATCTGGTGATGCACACTATCAAGTAGTTACTTTAGCAAGTGTACCACAACCAACATTTACAGTAACTAATGCTAACTATAATACTGCTAATGGTAATTTATTATTAACTATAGGTACTCATACACTTAATGTTAATGATAAAGTTAAACTTGCTGAAGAATCAATAGTATTCAGTTGTAATTTCAATGGTGCTACTGGTTCTGCTGCTCAGAAAGCATATCCAAGAGCAACTGGAGCAAACACTCCTAGTGGTGCTGACTATGCTTATGATAAAGCTCTTACTGTTATAGCAGTAACATCTAACACTGTTACTATAAACGTTAATAAGAGTCCTGGTGAAGCAATTAGTATTAGTAATACCCACCAATATGTTTCTGCTACTGGTAGTGGACTTTCTAAGACAACACCTTATATTTCTTATGGTACTACCATTTCTAATGGTGCTGGAACAAAGACTGCTAGTATTTTAGAAGCAAGTTATGATGAGAAGACTGTTCATATAAGACCAATGACTGGTGGATTATGGACAACATCAGATACATGGGAGAACCTTGGTAATGATATTGCTATAACAAATATAGAACAGAGATCAAATGCTGAATCTGTAATGTTCTTCTTGAGTGACAAAACTATGTTGAAAGACCTTCTAATGGAAGGTATGACTGGTTTTGTTAAAGCAGGACAGGTACTACAAAATACAGGTCAAATCGCAGATACTATTGTAACTGGTTCTGGATTCTTCCCTGATTTGGTTGGAACTAGTGTAACTGGTACTGGTGTTGCTGAAGGAACTAAAGTTATTAACTTTATTAGTGATACACAATTAGAAGTTGATAAGAATCAAACAGTTTCTTCTGGAACATTAACATACACTGCATCTCCAGAAGACCTTAATAACGCAACTATTAAAGGTGTCTTTGTTCAGATGAACCCTGAGACTCCGATCACTAAATCTCCATATATTTCTAACTGTTCTTGTCAATCAAAAGGCGGTGTTGGAGCAATTGTAGATGGTCTTGTTCATAGACAGTTTACTGATGATGGTCCTACACCATCTAACAAATCAATTGTTATGGACTCCTTCACACAGATACATGATGATGGTGTAGGATTCTGGATTACTAATAACGCTGCTGCTGAATTAGTTTCATCATTCACTTATTATTGTCACGTTTCTTATTGTGCTACTCGTGGTGGTAGGATAAGATCTCTTGCTGGAAACAGTTCTTGGGGTAACTATGCGATTGTAAGTTCTGGATTTAACCAACAAGAGAAGCATAGAGCAGGTCAAATTGAAGGATTGATGTTGGAGTTTGATAAAGACTCTAAAGTAATAGGTGGTGATGGTACTGATCCTAATGACTTTGCTGTTGGCGAAAGAATCAGAGGTAATACTTCAGAGTCAATAGGATATATTAATTCTATTCAGGGTGGTGATAAAACTCTTATCTATTATTCTTTGATTACTGCTGGACCTGCTGGTGTTGGTACTGGATTTGTTCAGAGTGAAACTATAACAGGTTTGACAAATGGTACAACTGCTACTTTACATCCTAATGGACAAACTGCTAACAGAGGTCAATCAGGATTTACGATTGTTTCTTCTGGATTAAGTACTTCACCAACTCTTACTGCTAATGGTAGTATAGAATTTGTTACTGGATCTGGTAATGGTGGATTTAATAACTCTACAATTACTGGTGCTGATCCGTTTACATTCGTGATTGATGGTGTAAGTCAGACTGGTGCTGATGGACGTGGTTCATTAACTGTTGAGAGAGCACAGTGGTCAACAGCTGGTGCTGCTCATACTGGAGGAACTAAAGCTTTAGTTCATTATCCAGTTGGAACTGGTAGTGCTACATTCTTGACTCCAGTTGCTTCTGGTGATACTACTATTAACGTTAACTCAATCTCTGGATTTAACCCTGGAGAATATGTATTGAGTCCAACCAAAGAGTTGATGAAGATTGTAAGTCTTAACTCAGCAACTCAGATGACTGTATCAAGAAACCAAGATGGTGCTGGTGCTGCAGCAGCATATACTATTGGAGAACAAATAGTTTCTATTGGTAATACTAGTTTGTTAACTAACAGTGTTGAGCTTTGGAAGGATTGTACTTCTACTGATACTGATATCAGAGTTGTAACTCCTACTCCATTTACTCAGAATGATTTCTATAAGATTGATAATGAGTTTGTTAAAGTAGTTGGACTATCAACAGATGCTACTGGTATTACTGTGTTAACTCTTGTTGAAGAGAAACCTAATAAATGTTTTGATGAACAGAACATTAAGATTCGTTATCTCTATAGTCAAGCAAGACTAACAGGACATGACTTCTTACAAGTCGGTACAGGTGGAACAGTTACAACTAACTGGCCTGATGTACCTACGGTAGACCCAATTCAGTCACAAGAAATTACTGAAGGGTTCCCTGGACGTGTATTCTATGTTTCAACTGACCAAGATGGTAACTTCCGTGTTGGTAAGTACTTCCGTGTTAACCAGGCAACTGGTTCCGCAACATTGAATGCTAGTGCGTTCGATCTATCTGGTCTAACTTCACTACAATTGGGTTCAATTGGTGCTCAGTTAGGTGCTCAAATTAATGAGTTCTCAACTGATGGAACACTTTCTCAAAATAGTAATGAGAAGGTTCCAACACAGGCAGCAGTTAGAACATTCGTTGGTGTACAAACATCTGGAGCATTATATGATGCAGTAAGACGTGCTGATGCTGGAATCAAAACAGCATTTGAATCTGTTAGTGCCCCTACTTTCTTTACTGCAACTAGTTAATGATAACTTCTTTATAAATACAAGAAAAGGAACATCTTTTAAAAATGGCATCTGGAATTTTGGGGCAAGCTGCTCCTTCTGCTAGTACTGATACTTCTGTTTACACAGTTCCTGCGTCAACTCTTTCTGTTGTTAATATAAACGTTCTTAATCGTTCAGGTGCTAACCCTGTTGATGTAAGAATTGCTCTAGCGACAGGTAATACTCCATCAAACTCGGAGTATATTGAGTATGATGTTACGGTTCCTGCGAAAGGAGTTGTTGAAAGAACTGGAATAGCATTAAATGCTGGTAAGATAGTTGTAGTATATTGCTCAACTGGAGACACTAGTGTTAGTGTTTATGGTCTTGAACAAGCTGCTTAGAGGAATAAAATGGGTAGGTACATTGGTTTAATTATCAACAAAGGTAAAGGTGGAGGAGGATTAGGTCCTACCGAACCTTTTACACGATCATCTGGTATTACTACAGATAGTAATAATAATGTTACTGATGTAACATTGGGTGATGTAGCATATTCTGATATAAAGTATGATGCTAATGCGTCTACGGTTGGTTTAATCACTGGATTCACTGAAAATATTGGAGGTGTATCTAAAAAGTGGAGGCTTACTTATGAGTCAGGCACTAACTTGGTAACTGTTGTTGAGGAGGATCCAAACTAATGGCAATTGATGTTTTAACCTATAATGCTTTACAAGAAGTAAATCAAGAACTTAGACAAGAACTTGCTGATCTAACCGATCAAGTTACCTCTGCTGGTGGCGGTGGAGGTGGTGGTGGTGCTGGTGTACCACTTCAAACACAGTGTGATGTATTAAGAAAGGTTGCTGAAGCAGGATACATGCTTAACGCCAACCAGTGGTGTTTGATACCTACTACTATGGGTGCATGTCCATTATGTCCTGATGGTGGTACAGCATTTACTAGTGGATTTAAAGTTTGTGATACTACAGGATATTATCGTTGTGGTTCTAACTGTACTTGGACTGTTCCTTCAGGAACAACTTGTGCTAGATTCCAAATTTGGGGTGCTGGTGGAGGTAGTAATGAGTCTAGGTGTTGTGGATTCGCTCCTTCAGGATCTTCAGGTGCTTATGCTTCTGTTATTATTCCAGTTTCTTCTGGTTCTTCCTATACATTATGTGCTGGTTGTGCTTATTGTTGCTATGCTTATGGAGATGGATATAACCAACAAAGAGGAGAATCATCTTATGTTCAGGGATCTAACCTAAGTAACTTCTGTGTTGAAGGTGGATGGTCTGGTTGTATGTTCAAAGAGATTGAGGATAGAGCAGATCAGTATGGAGTTAAGATAGGACAGTTCTGTTATTGTAGATATCTTGGTGGATGTATTTGTAGAAGTGGTGCTTGGGTATGTGCTGAGTATGAAACACAAGGACAAGGATATCCAGAAGGACATTGTTCAGGTGCTCATCCATCTTGGGTTTCTCGTTGTGTATGTTTCTATGGAACTTCTACTGGTGGTAGTGGTGTATATGGACACAGAGGAATGTGGTCATATATAAGTGTTGATAATTACATGCCAGCGTTGGGATGGATTTCTACAATGTATGGTTATCCACAATATTGCTGTGGTAGAGGTGGATGTTGGGTATGTAATAACTGTGGTGGATTCTGCCAGAGTGCTTGGCAAACTGGTATTAGACCGATGCCTGGTGCTGGTGGATGGATGACATCTTCCTGTGGTGGTAACTGTACTTGTGGTGACGCAGGTAGAATGGGCATGGTTTGTGTTTCTTATAATTAATTTGTACACCTTATAAATAACTAAAAGTAGACTGATACAATGGCAACAATTACACAATCATTTACTTACGCTCTGCCAGAGGAAAATTATGTCGCTGGTATTTCGACTACTAAAACTGCTACCTATACTTACATAGGACCAGATGAGTTTGATGTGGAGATAGATGGTGAAGGTTATATCATTAATTTTGATTTGACCGAGTATCCTTCTCCTGATAGAAAGAAAACTATTAAGGCTACTGAATCTTCGCAGTTACCTATAGCATATCTCGCTAGACATCATGTTGATGAAGAAGGTTTTGTTTGGACAGAAAATTATGTTCAAGAAACTATGGATAATGGTGATGTATACAATAGGTTGGATAATCCAGACTTAGAAGATGTGTATATGACCCCAAGATGGGATGAATCACAAGGTAAGTGGATTGTAGAACAAATATTGAAAGAACAACGTAATAATGCACAGGCAGAGGCGAAGAGAAGAAAGTCTTATGTAGAGACTTATTATTCTCAATATGATTTTGGAGCAGATGTTAATGCTAAGATAGATGCCTATCTTGTAGGAATAACTTCTTACATAAATGCTAATCCTAAGTATAAGACTTGGAAGTATACTACTCAACCAACTCCTCCAGATATTCCAAAGATAGATGCTGATATTATGAAAGCATTTAAGAATTTGCCTTTACCACATAGTTATGCTTTAGGTGGTGGACCTGTTTTGACATTTCCTGGCGAAACTGCGGAGGGTTAATTACACATGGATGTATTAGTTTATAGTGCTCTTAATGAGCAGTCATCTCTTAAGAAACAGATTGCTGCCAAGCAAAAAGAATTATTTGATTTGAAGGCAGATGCTGGTGGTGGAGGTGCTGGTACTTATGAAGAAGCACCTGTTGAAGCATGGACTGCTGCTTGTAAGTGGTTATGTATGGATGGTTCTGGATGTAACTTAGAACGTTATATGAACTGCTGTCCAATGGATACCACTAAGTGGACTTGTATCTATGAAGGTGCAGATTGGACTGGTAATATGAAGGTCTGTGATACTACTGAGAGTGGTAATTGTGGTAAAAACTGTACTTGGGTTGTTCCAGGTGGTGTAACTAGAGCTAGATTTCAATTGTGGGGTTCTGGTGGTGGAGCAAACCATGCATCTAGATGTTGTGGATGGACACACTTTGGATCTACTGGTGCTTATCTTTCAGTTATTATTCCAGTAACTGCTGGACATTCTTATACAGTTTGTGCTGGTTGTGCTTATTGTTGTTGGGGTGGTTCTCAATCTGGTTCTAATAGAATTCCAGGATGTCCAACATATGTTCAGGGATGTGGATTATGCTATGTTTGTGCTCAAGGTGGTGATGGATCACAGGGTGAGTATTGGGGAACTAGATTAGGTGGAGAGAATCCTTGCTATCAACCATGTCATAATGGTAGTTACAGAGAAGTTCGTGTTTGTCAGTATGGTGCATCAATATGTAAAAATAGTGGTGGATATAGTGGAAACTTCCCTGCAATGGCTGGTTCAATCTTTGCTGGTACTTTAAATATAGATCCAGCAGCACAAGATTTGACTGGATCGGGTACTCCTACACACACAAAACTAACTCCAGAGAACTTAATTTATGGTATTCGTGGAATATGGGGTGGTTGGTGTCACCATACAAATAATTATGGTTGTAACTGTCATCCTGCAATATATGGATTTGAAAATACTTCACAATGTGTACAGGGATGGTCATCAAACTCATGTTGTGGTGGTGGATGGAGATATACTAGTGGATATCTACAAGTTCCTGGTGCTGGTGGATGGACTTCAAGTTCTTCTAGTGGTTGTCAGAACCATTGTGGAGACATGGGTAGATTTGGAATGGTTTGTGTTCAGTGGAAGTAAACTAAAATCAACTTTTAATTTCAAAAATGGCGGAAAAAAAACTCCGCCATTTTTTTTGTCTGTAGGGTCGATAGGTAGTAATATCATTACATAACATTCTTTTCTTAGTTGACTATATAATGAAACAATGCTACAATATTAAACATTGAGGTTTGAGTTGAATGAAAAAAGCTTTCTTTATTAATGGTGGTAGTGGACGTGTACTTTGTTCCATGCCAGCGTTAGAAAAATATGCTGAGAAGGATGACGATTTTATAATCGTTGCTGAATCTTGGGGTGAATTATACTTTTTAAATGAGAAACTTAGAGATAAGGTATATCAAATGGTTCATAAAGGACTATTTGAAAATATGTTAACTGACAGAAAAATAATTTCACCAGAACCATATAGAGTTAATCAATACTTTAATCAAAAATGTAATCTCATTCAAGCATTTGATATTGAAATCAATGATCTTGATGATGCTAGAGATCTTGGTACTATTAACCTATCTCTTAGTAAAGAAGAGCAGATAACTGGACATAATATAGTAGCAGAAGTTAAGCAAACTTTAGGTAAAGATAAAACAGTAGTTTTTCAACCATTTGGTCAGGGAAGTAAGAAGGAAGGACAATTCATTTTTGATCCTACTGGTAGAAGTTTTGAAGTTTCAAATGTTATTCAAGTAATAGAAGAGTTAAGAAAAAATTATTCTGTTATTTTAATGACTGAGATAGAAATTCCAGGATGGGAAGGACTTGGTGTTGCTTGTCCTACTGGAATGGATCTTAATAAATGGGCAGGAGTAATTAATGCTGCTGATTATTTTCTAGGTTGTGATAGTGTGGGACAACATTTTGCTCATGCTATGGGTAAACCTGCTACTGTTGTGGTAGGGTCAACTTATCCTGAAAACATTTCATATCCAGAAAGTAAGAAATTTACTATTATTGATAATGCTGAAGGGAAGAGAAGATATAGTCCTATAAGATTGACATATGATTTATTTACTGAAAGGAATAATGAAGCTTTAATGTGTTTTGATAGTAGTGTTGTTAAGAAGATTGCAAAATCAATCAAAGATAAGATAGGTGTAAGCACTACAAATAATAAAACAATGGGACTAACTTCTCCCCCAAAAAATACTTTAAATCAAAGTAAAGCATATGCTACACCTAAACCAGGAGCAGGAGGAGGATTTAAATCTAATATTAAAGAACTTAAACCTAGTACTAAAGAACCAGTAAAATTTAAATCAAAATCAACATCATCTAAGACAGAAGTATTAGAACCTTCTAAAACTACTCCTTTAGCAGTGAAACCATTATCTTCTGGTAGTAGTAAGGGTGTTAAATATAATGGTTTCCAACAACCATTAAAGCCATCTTCAAAGAAGAAACCAATTGATCAGTTGTTGGAACTTGAAGTTAATTCTAAATCGTAAGGTATTATGAGTATTATTCTTGGATGTTCTCGTGGTCATAATTCTAGTACCACATTGATGGTTGATGGTGAGATTGTATTTTATCTAGAAGAAGAACGTTTATCTAGATTTAAAAGAGATGGGACACCATTGTTAGGTTTATTAAAAGCTTTTGAATATGTAGATCATATAGATCATTTAGTTGTAACTCATACACATAGGCATGGTCCTAAGTGTGATTGGACTGGTGAGGATTTATATCAGGGTTGGATAAGGAAGCTTACAAAGCAGACTAAGATGGATTCTGGACATAGAATTACTTTTATTGATACAATACATCATGAGGTTCATGCTAGTTGTGCTTTTTTAAACTCTGGATTTGAATCTGCTGCTTGTTTAAGTGTTGATGGTGCAGGAAGTTTCTTGGGATGTGAGTTGACTGATGATACTATCTTTGAATTTGAAACTATTTTTAAAGCAGCTTATGATCCTGATTTAAAATTTGATGTTGTTTATAAGCATCTTGGTACTTCTGATTCTGTTGGTGTTAAGAATGTTGGTGAAAATAAGGAATTATTCATTACAGAATATCCAGGTCTTACAAAAGCATATGAAGCAATAACTGAATATTGTGGATTTGATGCTATTGATGCTGGAAAAACTATGGGTCTATCTCCATATGGAAAGGAGAATCCTGATCTTCCAGATTTGTTTAGAGATGGTTGGGTTAATAGAGAATTTTTTATTCCAAATTATCCCAATAATTCTCATATTAATATTCAAAGATATCCTATTATGACTAAGGATGCTGAAAATATTATTGCATTACATGAAAAAGATAAAACAAAACCACCAGTAGAAAAAGAAAGATATGGAGTATCTTCACCTAGACTTTTTGAAGGTGGGTGTAAGGAATATACGCAAGTGCAAAAAGATTTAGCATATAAGATTCAGAAAGATACTGAAAATGCTATGATAAAGTTGATTCAAAAGGCTCATGATCTAACTGGTGAAAAGAATATAGTTATTTCTGGTGGTTATGGATTGAATTGTGTATCTAATTATCAGTATTTAAAACATTTTCCAGATTTAAATATCTATGTTGAACCAATATCACATGATGGTGGAACTTCTATAGGTGCTGTTAGAAAAGTTTGGGCACAAGAAGAAAAAATAACTAGTCCACCACCAAGAGTAACTTCAATTTATTATGGTCCACAATATGATCCAGATACTTATTTGGATGAATATGATCACTTGGATGTTGTTGATACTTCTTATGATGATGTTGCTAAATTAATTCGTAGTGGTGAGATAGTTACTATCTTCCAAGGAAGGTCTGAAGGTGGTCCTAGAGCACTTGGTAATCGTTCTATATTATTTGATCCTACTATTAAGAATGGTAAGGATCTTGTTAATGAGGTAAAGCATAGAGAGTTCTTTAGACCTTTTGCTTGTTCTATTAAGAAGGAAAAAGTTAATGAATGGTTTGATCTTCAGGGTAGAGAAGATTCACCTCATATGATGTATGCTGTTGAATGTTTACCTGGTGTTCAAGAAAAGATTCCATCAGTCATTCATGTTGATGGTACATGTAGGATTCAAACTCTCACTAAAGATGAGAACAAACATTATTACAATCTTATAGATTCTTTTGAAAATTTAAGTGGTGTTCCAATACTTTTCAATACTTCTTTTAATCTTGGTGGAGAACCATTAGTAGAAACAATTCATGATGCTATTCATACTTTATATAAGAGTAAGATTGAATATATGTATCTTCCTGAGATACAAAAGTTAGTAAAGATTCCTAATGCAGAATGATATTGTTTGGTGTAATGGCACATTCGATATTCTTCATCCAGGTCACATAGAATTATTCAAGGTTGCTAGATCTCTAGGAGACAAAGTAATAGTTGCTACGGATACGGATGAGAAGATTCGTACTGATAAAGGTGAGCATCGCCCTATAAATGATCTTTATTATAGGGTTACTATGCTTGAAGCAATCAAGTATATTGATGTTGTTCACACGTTTGGTAGTAGGAAAGAATTAGAAGATTTAATTGAACTATATCAACCCGATATATTATTACTTGGTGATGATTGGAGGGATGGTGATGTAGTTGGTTGGGAAAATGCTGGTGAGGTAAGACATCTTCCTAGAGTTGGTGGATATGCCAGCAGTAATGTCATCAAAAAGATTAATGAAAGTATTGTTACTGGGTGATAGTTGTGAGGATGAATATATCTATGGTAGATGTACTAGGATAAGTCCAGAAGCTCCTGTACCTGTTTTAGACTATGCTAAGATACAAACTAAACCTGGTATGGCAGCTAATGTATGCTTAAATCTTCAGTCATTTAATATGGAGATTACATTCTTAACTAATCCTGAGAAGATTGTAAAGACTAGATTTATTGATGAGAAATCAAATCAACATATTCTTAGAGTTGATAATGAAGAGAGAGTAAAACCTTTATTAGTTCCTGTAGCAACAAATAGTTTTGATGCTATTGTGATATCAGATTATAATAAAGGGTATCTATCTACAGAAAAGATATTTGAGATTGTGGAGAGTGCATCTTGTCCTGTGTTTATTGATAGTAAGAAGTCTATACTTCCTAACAAACCCAATTGCTTTATTAAGATAAATGATGTAGAATATGAGAAATTAGATGATTATAAGATAGACAATCTAATAGTAACAAAGGGATCTCAAGGATGTATTTACAATAATACATTATATCCAGCAGAGAAAGTCAATGTTTATGATGTTGTCGGTGCTGGAGATACTTTTCTTGCTGGTTTAGTATATGGTTATCTAACATATAATGATATAGAACAGGCATTAATGTTAGGTAATAGAGCAGCAGCAGTTGCTGTTCAGCAATTAGGAACTTACGTTTTACAACAGGAGGACATTCATGAGATACTGTATAGACATTGATGGTACTATTTGTACACCAACTGTTGGTAGGGATTACCATAAAGCAGAACCGTGGAAAGATAGAATCGAGGTACTAAATAAACTTTATGATGAAGGTCATTATATAATTTACTTTACTGCTAGAGCGATGGGTAGGTTCTCAGAAGAACCACATTCTATTGCTTCTGTAAAAGCAGAAGGAGTTTTATTTGATCTTACAAGAGATCAATTAGATGAGTGGGGAGTTAAATATCATGAATTAATTATGGGTAAACCACATGCAGATTATTTTATAGATGATAAGGGGTGGCAGTGTGATTCATTCTTTGAAAGTCATGGAGTATAATGCCTGATTATTTTTATAAAGATGTTAATAATATATCTGTACCAGAGTTTCATACAACTTGGTTTGCTAATCTTCCAAAATTGATTGGTGATGATATATTAGAACGTGTTGATGAGTATGTTAGTAGAAAAGATTTAGAACAGGCTTCTACAGTTGGTGGTGAAGGTAGTGATATTAGACGTTCAGAAATATGTTGGTTAGTAGATACTGATTACGGAGATTTAATTACTCCAATTTATGATGCGATTTCAAGAATTGTTAGAGATGTTAATGATGATCTTTGGGGATATAATATTCGTGGATGGGAAGGACTTCAATATAGTAGATATGATTCAGAATATAAAGGACATTATGATTGGCATATGGATATTTCTCCTAGACAATTAGAAGGATTGCAGAGAAAGGTTTCATTTTCAATAGGTCTTTCTAAAGATTATTATGAGGGTGGTGAATTTGAATTTATGATAAGTAGAGACACTCAACATAGTTTTAAACTTAGTAGTGGAGATATGTTAGTTTTCCCTTCATTCTTACTACATAGGGTAACACCAGTTACTAGTGGGTGTAGAAAGGCATTAGTTGGATGGGGATTAGGACCTAATTTTGTATGAATGATGAAGATATAAAATTTGTTCCCAAGGGTTGGGGTTACGAGAAGTGGATATGTAATACTTCTGAATATTGTGGCAAGCTTTTATTCTTTGCCAAAGGTATGAGATGTTCTTGGCATTATCATCTATTAAAAGATGAAACCTTTTACCTACAGTCAGGTAAGATACATCTCTTCTATGGTTTTGATAATGACATTTCATTATCTGATAGTATAGTTTTAGAACCAGGTGATAAATTTCATATTGAAAGGAAGATGAGACATCAGATGGTTGCTCTTGAAGATTCTGAATTATTTGAGTTTTCTACACAACATTTTGATTTGGATTCACATAGAGTCTTCAGGGGAGATTGATGTTAGATACTTTAACACATAAAGTTTATTCATTAATAGATCCTCCAAATATAGAAGAGATATTAATGAGTATAGAAAATTCAGAATTAACTGAAGATCAGCAATTTGAATGGACTGAATATTGTTCTGTTAAAACTGAGAGATTGGACTTAATGGATACATTTTTTCCGTTATTTGGACCTTCATTGGAGATATTTTTTAGTGAATTGGAATTGGATATGAGTAATCTCCGTGTGTATTGTCCTGAAATTTGGAGGAATACTTATAGTAGAAATTATCATCAAGAGATTCATGATCATATTCCTTCACATTTATCTGGAGTTCTTTTTTTAACTGATGAGCAAGAAGGTGATGGTAGATTTTTCTTTTATAATGAAGGTTGTACAGAAGTTTCTAGGGAATGGAGAGAGATTGGTTTTGGATGGGATAGAAAATTTATAAAAGCTGAAAGAGGTAAACTTTTATTATTTCCATCGTATATGCTACATGGAGTAGCGGCTCATAAATCAGATAATATTAGAAAGACTGTAGCATTTAATCTAGTATTCAAAACAGATTAAGATACTGTGCTATGTTTATAAATTGATAGTCCCATACCTTCTCTGCGATAGTTAGGTATTGATACTTTCCTTTTAGGTGTTCTGGGAATGGAATGTATTCTATTTCTCCCTTATATTTTAATGCTATAAGTTCACCAACAGTTTTGAAACTAACTGGACTACTGGTTCCTAGATCATAGATCCCAGATGGTTTATCATTATTAAGAACGACTTCTACTATATCTCCAACCCAAATAAAATCTCTTAGGTACTTACCTGATCCTTCAAACAGTTTTAGTTTACCTGTTTCTTTTATCTGTTGTGTAAACTTATGTACAGGACTTGCTTGATCTCCTTTTTTATCTTCTCCTTCTCCATACACATTAAAGTATCTGAAACTCTGGATAGATGAGAACTTATCTAAGTTGTCTTGTATGTAATAATCAATCTGTAACTTAGTAATTGCGTAGTAATTTAATGGAGATATTTTATTAGGAGTAGTTGCGAATAAACTCTTTCTAGTATTACCATATACTGATGCTGATGAGGCAAATTTAACATCTATTTGATGCTCTATTGCCCTCTCAAACAGTTCTATAGTGAACCAAACATTAGTCCTATGGAGTTTATCTATATCTGTTTCTGTCGTTGCTGAGATCGCTCCTTGGTGTAGTATAAGGGATACTTTATCCCAGTCCTTAAAGTATGCTATCCAATCCCAACAATCATGTTCATCAACTGTAACGATTTCTTCATCAGAATGTTCTATTAGATACTTAAGAAAGTTCTGACCAATGAAACCTTTTGAACCTGTTAATATAATCATAGATAAATACTTAAAATTATTGTGTGTTTAAATGGCCTTTGGACTCTTAGGTACTATTATACCACCAACTAAACAAAATACTACTTGGTACACTGGAACTGCTGATAAATTGACAGTTGGTAAAATATCTGTAACCAGTAAAAATCCCGATAAAGCATTGATTCGTCTTGGATATTTAGATGGTGGTGAGGTAAGATACTTTGAGTATAATAAACTTATTAGGTATCAAGAAACTTATGAAACTCAGGACATACATTTAGGTTCTGGACAGCAATTGGTAGTAAGATCTGATAGAACTGATATTAATTTTTTATATTATGGACAAACAGTTAGTGATTATTTAAATCCAATAAAGTCTGGTGTTTTAAATAACATAATTTCAAATAGCACAACACCAAAAACTATATTCGTTGCTCCTTCTGGGTCTAGAGTGAGTGCTACACTTTCAATGTGTAATTTAGGTTCTGATATTAGTAGAGTTAAGATTGGTATATCTGATGCTGGTCTAGGTGATTTTGATAGTAGAGAATATATTGAATATAATATAACAATTAAACCAGGACAGACCTATACTAGAACAGATCTTAAATTACAAGAAGGACAAACTTTAGTAGGATCATCTGATAATGGATCTAATATAAGTTTTCTCTGTCATGGTAGATTATATTATGCCATAACTGGATTGCCAGATAGTGATGATCTAATCGTTTTAGGTAATGCTAGAATTAGTGGCAATGTTGGTATTGGTATAACAGCTTCTACGAATACAAAGTTTCATGTTGATGGAAGTAGTATACTAACTGGTGATGTTAATATTACTGGTGGTAATTTAGATGTTGCTAAGTCACTAAATGTAAAGGGTGATGAGACAAATTTATTTACGACTAAAGTTAGAATTAAGGATTCTAATCTAGAGATAGGATATGTTCTTCCTGGTTCTTTTAGTGGTGATATAGTATCTGGCACTAATGTAATTACAAATGTGGGTGATACTTCTGGTATTGCCATAGGAATGATCATAACAATACCTAATCCAAATCAAGTTACTATTCCTGCTGATACTAAAGTTACAAATGTTTCTGGTACAACTGTTGAAGTTGATAATAATTTCCAAGGAACTGGAAGTGATTCAGTAACTTTTGATACTGCTGGTGCTAGTAATCAAACAGCAAATACTGGTGGAATTACAGTTAAGGCTGGTTCTGATATTGATAAGACTATAAAATGGCAGATAGATAATTCTCAATTTAATTTTAGTGAAGGTATAAATCTTGCTGCAGGTAAACAGTTTACTCTTGATAATGTGGCTGTGTTAACTCATGATCAGGTATTAGGAATGGGTATTACTATGCATTATCCAGCAACATATAGTCCTACTGGTGTCAGTACTGAACATATACCAACACAAAAGAGTACTGATGATTTAATATCTACTAGAGGGAAGTTCGTTAACTTATCAGCATTTTTTGCTGCTGGTATAGATTTTTAGGTTATAATCGATACTAAATAATTTTTTAAAAAACTATAAGTAATGAATTTTACGATTTATTCTAAGAGTGGTTGTCCATATTGTGAAAAAGTAAAACAAGTAATGTCGTTGACAAAACTAAGTCATGTAGTGTATAATCTAGAGGATGATTTTACACGAGATGATTTTTATGCTGAGTTTGGTCAAGGATCAACCTTTCCGCAGGTAATCTGTGATGACACGGGACAAAGACATAAAATCGGAGGGTGTACTGAAACAGTTCAATTTCTTAAGGAAAAGAAAATCGTCTAAGGTAAGTATAAATAAACCAGATTATGATATTAATCGTGGGTTTGAATTCATCTTAACAGGAGGTAAACAAAAAACCAAACCATTACATATTACCACACTTAAAATAGGAGGACGAGACATGTTAGCAATAAGTTTAGTATTTGGATCTTTTCTAACAGTATTGTTTCTCATAGTGGGAGCCATTGGTGGTTGGGTTGCTAGAGAATATATGATGAACTATCAGGAGGTTCCTAGAATACATCCTGAGATGTTTGATGTTAATGGAAACCTAGTTCCAGATGAAATTGTAGCATTCAGATTTGAAAATTATGACAACGACCAAGAAGAAGACAACGACGACTAGAAAGAAGTCAACAGCAACAACTAAGAAACCAGTAGCACAGAAGGTTCCTGATTTACCAGTAAATCCTTTTGTATTTGAGGTTTTAGATGCTGCTTCTAAGATGAGAAGCAAAGCATTAAAAGTACAAGTTCTTCAAAAATATTCTCATCCATCATTAAAGGCAGTTTTTATATGGAACTTTGATGAGACTGTTATTTCTCTCTTACCTGAAGGTGAGGTTCCTTATGCTAATAATTTAGAAGATGAAACAGCTACAGGAACTTTATCTGAAAAGATTGAGGATGCTGTTAGTAAGATGGGTGAATTGAGAACTACCTCTTTAGGCTCTCAGGATCAAGGTAAGGCAAGTATTAGAAAAGAATTTCAGAAGTTTTATAACTTTATAAAGGGTGGTAATGATGGATTAAGTGGTATTCGTAGAGAGACCATGTTTATTAATATTCTTACTGGATTGCACCCATTGGAAGCAGAGATTTTAATTCTGATAAAAGATAAAAAACTGACTGATAAGTATAAGATTACAAAGGAAATAGTATCAGAAGCATATCCAGATATTACTTGGGGTGGTAGATCATGATGTAAATGTCTAGTGTATTGGAAGTACAGTTTGTCTCTAAACCAATGCCTATTTTCTCTACTATCTTTGAGGATCATGTAGAGTTTAATCAGTATATGAAACAGGTTATACTAGATCATAGGCAGAATAATCCAGAGTCAAATAGCAGTAATGTAAAAGCATGGCATAGTTCATGGGATACTCATGAACATAATTTAAAGTTTCAACCATTAGTAGATAGAACACTTTTTACTTGTGATTATATTTCACAAGATTTTTTTCATAGTAATCCAGATTTAACTTCTTATACAGTTGTTGATTTATGGGCTATAATGTATGAAGATTCTGAATATACAGATAGACATTCACACTTTGGATCTGATTTTTCTGCTTGTTATTATGTGGATGTAGAATTAGATTCTTCTCCTATTATTTTTGAAAGTATAAGGAATGATGGAGTGAATGATAATAATCAACCATTGACAATTCAACCACAAAATGGTATGCTTTTAATATGGCAATCAACATTACAACATGAAGTTCCATCTACTAAAGGAAAAAGAATAAGTATTTCTATGAATATTGATAAACGAGGTAGAAGATCATGACAAAACCAGTAGGTGAAGCACAAGCACCAGAAAAAGAAGAACAGAAACTGGATCCTAAACCACAACCTAAATTTGATGCTTGGAGTAAAGAAGAAAGAGAATCTTCTAAGCAAAAGTATTGTTGTGAGATTTTAGTTTCTAACGGTACTTTAGAAGACGTTAACACTACTCAAGCACCTAATGATGCTCTTATAATAACTTATACAATAAATCAAAATAAACATTTGGATTTGACAAGAGGTCCAAGGACAAAGGTTTTTGATATGTATTGGGATAAGTTTAAATCTGGGTTGAAAAGTATAGATTATGGTAATGGTAAGATAAGTCCTAAGTTGTGGGGGTATCAGTCTACACCTTCCAGAAAGAAAAAGAGAAAGTAATTATGCATTCATTTGATTTATTCCCAACTAAGTTGTGGATGGGTAAGTTAGATATTGATGAGACAATCATTTTAGACAAATTGACAAAGTGGCTTGATAATGGAGGAGCAGTTCTTCATGATAATAGATCAATGAGTGCTAAAGGTGATGGTTTTAATTGTGATGAATTATCTGAAGCAATAAAGGATAACATACCTAGACCTGAAGGGATGAGTGTGCCTGAAACTTATATACATTATTGGGCTAATTTTAATCCACCAGGTGCTTTTAATCATAGGCATCATCATACTGATACTGTGATACTTTTATCAGGTGTATATTATCTTAAGGTTCCACCAAATTCTGGACGTATTACATTCTTTGATCCTAGAGGACTTACAATAAATTCGATGGGAGATTCTAGATTCTATAAATTTGAACCAGAAGTTTCTATAGATCCACAACCAGGCATGATAGTTTACTTTCCTTCATGGTTAGAGCATGAGGTTGAAACTAATCAAGGTGAAAGTGAAAGAATTTCAATAGCATTTAATATTGTTAGTAAGTATGAATTGGATAGATATAAGGCAATGGAAGATAGTTTAATGACATGACTTGTTTTGAATTGTTTCCAACTAAAATATGGGTGGAAGAATTAGACCTTGATATTTCAGTAATATTGGATAAGATTATTGATAATGGACAGCAAAGAAAAGATTTGGTTGGTATTGATGGTCTATCTCAAGCATTAAGGGATAAAATATCTAAACGTGAAGATTTAGAATTGCCTGAGATGTATCTTCATTATTGGGTTAATTATAATAAACCAGGTGATTATAATTATAGGCATCATCATACTGATAATGCTGTATTTCTTTCTGGTGTTTATTATCTTAAGGTTCCTGAAGATTCTGGTCGTATTATATTTTATGATCCTAGAGTACGTTCATTGGGTGCGATGTCGGATAATAAGTATTATGTGTATGAACCAGAAGTTAGTGTACAAGCACAGGCAGGTATGGTAGTTTATTTTCCTTCATGGTTGGAACATGGAGTTGAGACTAATGAAAGTAATGAGGATAGGGTATCTATAGCGTTTAATCTTATTAATAAGGATGAGTTAGATAGGTATAAAGATATGGAAAACTTTTGTGATAAGAATGCGATTGCTACTAGACCTGATGGTAGAGTGGAATATTTTACCACCTGACCAAAATCGAACTTTTTTTACCATATATCCCGATAAAAAATCGGGGTATTTTTTTGCTCTGTAGGGTCGATGTAGTAAAACGACATATTACTTGACTAAATAGTTGAAATGTGTTAGTATTAACACAACGTTCATCCCCCGTATTGGGGACGCAAGTAAGCCGACTCGGAACGGATCGTTCAT